ATAACACAGTCTAAATCAGTATTTAAAGCTCAGTCTCAAAACCCTAACCAATGTTTGTCATGGGCTGAGCCATCTAAGCAAAGAATAATTCAACAGCTGCCAAAAATCAAACACTGGAAAATCACAAATAAAAACTACTACAACATGAAAAATTACGAAGGCACATGGTTTATAGATCCACCCTATGAGATCAAGGGATCGTATTACAGAAAATCTCAGATTGATTATGATTTATTGTCTAGATGGGCCAAAGACAGAGAAAAACAATACATTGTTTGTGAGAACAATGGGGCGCAATGGATGAATTTTGCACCTTTTAAAACAATGCACAACCAACACAAAAAAAACAGGGATGAGGTTGTGTTTAATTTTGGCTTTGGTGCAAATACACAACAGATTACAATTTATGATATATTACGCTCAAAGAGGTGAATATGTCAGATTTAGAAAAGAGACAGGGTTATTTTGTTCGCTTGTGGGATGCGATTACGGGCAAGTCATACGCTCAACCCGTACCAAAGCCCAAAGAAGAAAACAGGGGCGCAGCATGGGCAGCGCCGGCCGGCGTTCGTCCAACTTACTCACAAGGCGCCTCACTTGCTGCCTATGGGATTCATGGCTACACACACGCAGCAGCAAAGAGGAGCGCTCAAGATCTGGCGGCATTACCGATCAAATTGCTCAAAGGACGAGGCGCAAACACCGATGAAATTATAGAGTCTGATGTTCTTGATTTGCTTGATCAACCCAACAGCAAAGAAAGCGGTTTTATGTTCAGAGAATCACTGTTAACGGATCTGATGCTAGCCGGTAACTGTTACATTTTGCTCTTGGGGCCACGTGATAACCGGCCTTTGTCGCTAGTTAGATTGCATCCTGATGAGGTGAGAATCGTCACAGATCCAAAGATGGGGATCACTGGATACGAACACAACAGTAGCGGATCTGTAGTCCTCTATCCTCCTGAGCGCGTTATTCACGGTAAAAACTACAGTTACGCCAAAGGAGCGCAATCTGTCTATGGTTGCGGGGCTGTTGAGGCTTTAAGCAGGGAGATTGACGCGGATCTCAACGCTCAAAAACTGGCCTCAGATGCAAGTGCAAAAGGCCGGCCTGATATTCTACTCTACCCAAAAGAAGACGGGGATATTTGGCCATCTGAAACACGGCGACAAATAGCGGATCAATATGGCGGTTTAGCAAAACAGGGCGGGGCTCTTGTTTTGAGCGGTCAAGTAGAAGTTAGAGAATTACAGCTGTCTCCTCGAGAAATGGAGTTCGAAGCATCGCGAAGAATGGCCAGAGAGTCAATATCTGCGGTTTTGGGCGTTCCGCCTACCGTGCTTGGACTCCCTGCTGCAAACTATGCCACAAGCCGACAACAGGCGATCAACTACTGGACCAACCAGATCAAAAAAGGAAAGCAACTAGGCGAGCTTTTAACACAGATCGCTCAACGCTTTAACGCTGATTACAGAATAGAACACGACTACAGCGGGGTTGAGGCTTTGCAAAGCGTGAGAACAGAGCAGTTAAACAGGGTACAATTGCACATCTTAAACGGCATAGATCCACAAGCGGCCTATGCCTCAGAAGGTTTGGAGTTTCCCACAGTCCAACAAGATCCCGCCGATATCGGACAGGAGGAAGATGAGAATGTGAGAATGTTAAGCGCCATTTTTAAAACAGAAACAGTCAAGGCTTACGATTCAGAGTTTGCCGATCTGCCCGTGTCAACAAAGCCAGGAAACCCACAGCAGCAAAATTATGATGATGTAAGATTGGCGATTTTGGGATCTCCGCCAAATTGGGAACGCTACAAAGCATCTCACGCTTTACACAATCCGAATCAGGATCAGATGTTAGAAGGCTATCTTTTATTGATTGCGAGGAGAGAAGATCCAGAAGATCCGACAAGCGCAATTTCTGATCGCGGTCCTTTGGTTGTTTATCAGGACCTGTTAGATCGGGCTGTTGGTTTGCTCAATGGTTCAGAGGGAAGACTAACCATAACCGAAGAAGAAAGAGAGCGAGCTTATCGTGTGATCTCTAGATACTACGACAAGATCGGACAGGACGCGCCGGCATTGTCGCCCGTATATCTAGACTTTGAGGCTCAAAAAAAAACTTTAGGTCTGATCAAAGATCTCAAATGTGGCTAGACTGGATCGAGAAGTCACAGAAGCAAGCTGAGGACGGGATAAGACGGCGCGTAAATGGCTATTTTAGAGGCGCTAGGCGTCGATTTGTTAGGCTTGTTGAGGAGAACACACAACAAGGCCTTCTTGATGTTGTTAGGGCGCAAAAAGAAGAAGAACTGAGGCTTTTGAAGCAAGGATATCAAGGTGAATTTGTTAAATGGTTTATGTTGACGGGTTCCTCAGAGCTTGATCGGGTCTTTAGGATTGCGGATGTGGCTAGACCGCTTGATCTTGTGTTTGGTCGTCGAGATCTGGCCGTTCAACTTTCAGACAGGGCAGCGCAACAAATGACAGACACCACGATCAACAGTGTAGAGTCAATCATTCAAAGGGGTCTTATTGCGGGCGCAAGTGTGCCACAAATAGCAAGCAATCTATCAAACTCCTTAGCATTCTCACAGGATCGCTCTTTGAGGATAGCAAGAACAGAAAGCACAAAAGCAGTCAACGCAGCAACAGATCAAGCCTATCGTCAAGCAGCCACAGCGGGGATCGATATTCAGAAACAATGGTTAAGCTCAAGAGATGCAAAAGTGAGAGAAGCACATCAAGCGCTTGACGGTGTTGTTGTGGGAGTCAATGAGGAGTTTGAAAGCGAAGGTTACACAAGTCCATCACCGGCGAACTTTGGCGATCCTTCTCTTGATGTGAATTGTCGGTGTACCATTGTACCCGTGATCGACGGTAAGACAGATCTGTAACAGAACGATCAAAGCGGGTCTAACCTTCCATAGCCCGCCCGATCGCCTGTAAACACTTACAGTTCTCTTAACTCTAGAATCCTGATGTTGTCTATACAGCCCAAATTATCAGAGATAAATTCTAATGCTTTGAGGCTATAAGGGATCACTTCTTCGACATAGCTTTGGTAGGTTATGACGATCAGTTTTGTTGGTGTCGGTGCTGGTGTCGGCGTCTGATCGGCCTCATCGCTGAGTCTTTCATATAGATCATTGAGATGCTCAAAAGCGTTATTCAGTTCAGGATATTTGTTTGATTGGTAGGCTGTGTCTGCTTCTTGCATAAATGTGCTTAGTGCTTGATATAGGTTGTTCATGGTGTTCTCCTGGTGTTGTTGGTGTTGTTTATTTTGAAGTTCTAACTTTTCTGATCTGATATTCTGGTCTGTCATATTCTCCATGCTCCAAAAAATATTGACCTTCTGCTGTCCATGTAGATCCTTTGTGGTTGTTTCTTATGCCAAGATCACACAAATATTTCTCAGCGTCTTTTTTGCTATCAAATGTGATTAACTCTTGATTGTCATTACAGACGGGTTGATCTTTCGGTGCGTTGAATGTGCCTTTGTAATAAAAGAATCTTGTCAAGATGTAGTATTTGTTGTTCATGGTGTTCTCCTGGTGTTGTTGGGTGTGGCCCTTTCGGGCCGGTTGTTTGTTATGCTGCTTCTTCTGTTGCTTGGATTTCTTTAACTTGATCGATGTTGAATACTGTAAATCCGCGAGGAACTTTTTTAGGCTCTCCGGTTTTCTTGTCGTCGATAGATACAATCTTTGTGAGCCTTACGCCTTTCTGTCCTTTCTGAACTTGGAAACCCGCGTTCTTCCATTGCTTATAAGTCGCCCATCTTTGATCGGTGAATGGAGTATCAAGCAATAAAAAGATGTTTCCGCCTGTGTATTCTTTTTCAGTAGTGTAGTTTGTTGGTTTCATGTTGTTTCCTGTTGTTTGGTGTTGATATTGATAGTTTAAACTATCAATTTATAGATTGCAAGTTTATATATAAAAAAACTTAAAAATAGATCGATTCTTGTAATATTTAGAAATCTGTAGTATATAGGAGTGAGGATCGTATGAAAAAAGTACACTACATAGTCAAGAGACAAGAGCAAACAGCCGACGCGGGGCCGTCTAAGGTTTCGTTTGTTGCCTCAACCGCTACCCCTGATCGCTATGGTGACATCATAGATCAAAAGGGCTGGTCTTTAGATGCGTACAACAACAACCCGATCGTATTGCTGAACCACGATAGCTCACAGCTCCCAATTGGGCGCGGGCAAGTCGAGATCAAGAATGATCAGCTTGTTATAGATGTTGAATTTGACATGGACGATCCGCGCGCTGCTGAGGTAGCAAGGAAGACACAGAAGGGCTTTATGAATGCGGTTTCTGTAGGCTTTCAACCTTTACAGAGTGCCTTAAGGGCAGAGTTACCCAAAGATAGCCCCTATTACGGCAAGAACGGCCAGTTTTTTAAGACTGCTGAATTGCTCGAAGTTTCGATCGTCACAATACCCGCAAATGGTGAGGCCACAATGATCACACAAAAAGAATTCAATGAATTTAAAAGCTCAATGTTACACGAGATCCGCAACATGATCCGATCTGAGCTTTTGACACTTCCAGAGATGCGCATCAAGCATATTCTAGAGATCAGCGAGGAGGACGACAAGATCGTGATCTCCTTCGCAAAAGCAGATCGAGAAATGGAAGAAATGGAAGAAGAAGCGCTTGATCGTCGAAAAGATGAAGATGAGGACGAAGAAAAGAAGAAAGATGACGACGAAGAAGAATCAACAGAAGATATGCCAAAGTCTTACCACGATGACGACGAAGACAGCGAAGACGACGACAAGAGAAAAAATTTTGAAACTGATATTGATAAAATCGCTGAGCTATTTGCTCAGGTCATATAAAACCATAAGGAGGGCATAACATGTCTAACCAAAAGATAGAAGAAGCTAAAAGGCTTGTTTCGGGTCTGGTCAAGCATCAGCGAGAATCAGACGATAGAATGAATAACTTTGAGCAACAGGTCAAAGACCTTAAGCGCGCTCAGCAGCTGATGGCGGAAAGTCAAGAGCGAACTGTAACCCCTGAAATTTCAGGCGGTGATTTTGCACTTAAGCAGTTTATGAGCGAAGACGGTGTACGCTGGACAAACGGAACCTCTAGAAAAGAGATCTCTGGACGTGGGCGCGTTACTGTTGAAGAAAAAGGCTTGCTTGATGCGGATACTTTCGCAAATGAATGGCATGCCGATCTTTGCAAGATGGTACAAGAGCGATCATTAGTTCGTGGGATTATGCGAGACGCGTCAACTCCCAAAGCAGACATGAAGCTTTACAATCATCTTCAAAAGGCTCCTGGATTCATGAAGCCTGCTGTTGAGAAAATTTTTAGTGACTCCGCAGGTGTCGGAAGCGAGTGGATCCCCGACGAATTTTCGACGCAATTATACCAAACTTTTTCTATTCCGCGCGGGCTTCGCTCTTTGTTTGCTGATGTACAGATGGATCGCGAGACTTTGATCGTGCCCAAGTTGAGTCGCGGGGGACGTCCTTATATCAAGGGGGCGGCTACTGACGATCTCGCTTCTTATACTGCTTCGACTATTGAGACAGCACAGAAGACCATTAGAGCTAAAGGTCTTGCGGTATTGATGAACATTGACGATGCAGCGGGCGAAGACTCAGCATTTGCAATCATACCCGCTATGACTCGACAGGTAGCTCAGGATCTTGAAGATGCTTATGAGGACTGTATGATCAACGGTGACACAGCCGCTACTCATCAGGACACAATCGCCTCATGGAATATTCGCGAGCGCTGGGGCGCTTCAGGGCTTGGAACATCCAGCGATCATAGACGCACCTTCTTAGGGCTGCGGGCTGCTGCTTTGGACAAGTCAACAGGCGACAACAGCGCTTTTAACTTTGCCAACTTTCTAGCTGTATCGTCTAAGATGGGCGAGCTTGCAATGGGTAACAAAATCATCATTGCATCACCCGAAGCTGTCCTTGCTAACTTCCTTGATCTTACTGAGGTAGCTACATTGGATAAATTCGGGCCTCAAGCCACTGTATTGAGCGGACAGATCGCATCATTGGCAGGTATGCCGATCATCATGAGCCGATTCATGGGCGCTGATATGAACACCAACGGGCTCTTTGACAATGTAACAAAGACAAAGACCGGTTATCTGATCGTCAATCGTGACAGCTATTACAACTATGTAAGACGCAGAATCACCATTGAGACTGATAAAGACATCAAGAGCGGTGTTATTCAGGTTGTAGCGACTATGAGAGGAACCTTTGACTCTCCTGATGCAGCAGCAACAAAGAACGTAGCTTATCATTACAATATAGCGATATAGGAGTATAAAATGTACGTACAATTATCTATGGAAAAGCATCTATCGGACACACAGACCTCTTATATTGTGGCCCCCGTTCCTTTGCTGATCTCAGACCTTAAATTTGTTTCAACCGCTGCCGGCGCTGACAACAGTAACAATTACGCTTTTGTTATTTCTGTTGGTGGTTCAACAATTGCTTCACGTCAAAACAAC